AGAGGGTTCGACACCAAACTCCGCCGCAAGTTCACAGGCCAAGTTAAATCGGAACGCACGCAGGTATCCCGGCGGGAACGCTAAGTCGGTGTCCAGCGCAGCAGGCTGCGTCAGCGGGCGTACCGACACGAAGTGAAACTCCAGCACCTTGGTCGGCACTGGGTAAATGTAAATCTCCACGTCCGGGTAGGTCATATTGACCCACATCAACTGCGGATACGTTGAGGTTACGGTCTTTACCGCAATACTGTTGTACTGCTGGTTATTGATCAGTTTGATGCCATACGACACGTTGGTCGAGGCGTCACGAAAGTAGGTAGCGTCGTCCATCAGGATAGGACGTTCAGCCACAAACGTGCCGGTCGGTCCCATCGTAATGGTGCGAACGTTAGGCAGCCAGTTATAAACCTGGTCTTGGGTTGAGTAGACCGCCAAACGCTCGGTACTCCACGAGTCGAGCATCTGGTTTAAAGCGGTGAGGGCATCCTGCGAGGTGGCCGCAGAGGGGACTTCGCCCTCGGCCAACTGCCCGATCAGCCGCAACGCGCCGTTGATTTGATCGGCAGCAGTTGTAGCCATGATTTACTCCTTACGGCGGCGACGCGTTCTCAACGCATTATGCTGAGAATCCCCCAGCGCCGCCACATCTGACGACGCCGAGGGTTCAGACTCATCAGGATCAGAGGGGTCAAACTCCTCCCATCCTTGTTCCATATCTTCCCTCGCTTCCATCCACGAGATAGCAATCTTTTCCCCATGTCTGGGGTGGCGAAGGTAGATATTGGACATATTACGAGACGCTGAAGTTGAGCATGTAGGCCGGGAACGTGACAGTGTTGGCGAGCGTGCCCGTTGCCGCAGCGCGGATACGGAGACGATCACCGGCTGCCACCACCAAGTTGGCTGCCGTGCCGTTCAGCGACAATACGCGTCGAGCATTAGCAGTCAAAGCGGTGCCACCCGTTGACTTGGTGGTGTTGGCATCGGTCGCCGCCAGCATCGCTGCGGTGCCTGACCCAGACGTACCAAGGTTGGTGATAGTAAACGTGATGTAGTTAATATCGCTTGCAGCCAACGCATCAACGCCTGAGAACCACGCAGCCGACAAAACGCCCGACACCGGAGCAATAACGAACACGTCGCTGTTGCCCGTTGTCGCAATCGTTGCGCCCTGCTGCGCTGCGCTAAACCCGCTACGCACGTTGGAATTAACGAGCGTGGCTGAGTCAAGCGAGCCGTTGATAAGCGCCTGATCCGCAAAAGCAACACCAATCGCCTGTGTATTAGGCATATCAATACCCCTTTAGGTGGTGCCCTCGGCGGGTTGCCCCGCCAAGGGCGTTGCTATTACGAAATGCGGTAGCAAGTCCAAGCAGCGTCGCCGGTTTTGCGAGCGCGGAAGTGGCCCGACGCACCGTCAGCAACCACAGCCGAACCCACAAACGTCCAGCCGGTGCCCGAGAAGGTCACATCGTTTGCTCCGTTGTCACCGAGATTGATGCAAAAGAAGTCGAACGTGCTACCCACGCGAGCGCTGCTGACGGCGTCGTCCACGTCAGCGGCAGCCGCCAACGAGTACGTGCCGGCGTCCGTGCCGCCCGAATCAACCGAGAAAACACCGTTTTCAAGGTCAGCCACAGCAATAGTGCCAGTCGAGCCAGCGTAAGCCGTGACGGCGTTAAGAACGCCCATCAACGGCTCGGCAGCATTACCGGCGCCTACTTGATACCCACCAGAACCATTAGGAAGTGCCATATTTAGTTACTCCAAAAAGATAGGTTAATCATTAGCCCCAGAGGCGGACAGCCATCTGCGGACGGATCACCGAGTAGCCATACAGCACGTCGATACGGCACGGCATACGGTCGTTGTTGATGTCGTACTGACGAACAACGCGCATGGAGACACCGTTGTGGACCTGACGCGAAGCCATGTCAACGCCCTGCGGAAGCAGGAGGTCAGCCGTGGCAAACGCAATCGCGTCGCGGTGGTACACGAGGTTCTGCGGGTACTGGCTCGAAGCGCCACCCAAGAACGTCACAGCGGCGCTGTTCTGCGGGAACGAATCCACCGTCGCAAGCGCATTGCCAGAAGTGTAAATCGCCGGAGCAATCTTCACGTTGGTGAACGCGCTGGCAGCAGCAGTGATGTCCTCAGTGACCACGAACTGCTGGAGCGAGCCAGTCGATTCGCGGGTCTGCGGGTTGACAGCGAACACGTTAGCAATCGTGAACACGTCGCCCTTCTTCAGGGTGTTGCCCGTCGTTCCGTTGAGCGTAATGGTCGCCTGACCCTGCGTAGAAACCGTACCGTTCACCGTGATGGTGCCCGTGCGGCTGCCGGTCGTGAACTGCTTGATCGACTGCGACATAGCAAGTTCGTCGTAACCAAGGATGCCTTCGCCCATCAAGCCGCTCTTGAACTGCTTGCTAATCGTGGACACCGGGTTGAACAAGCCCTTCATGCCTTCCACAAGCGCGGCGTTAGCAGCCGGGTTCACGGTGGCGTAGCGGGGCGACATGCCAGCAGCGGCTTCGTTCAACTTCTGCTGCGCCTGCAACAGAACGAGCGAGGTGCCCGGAGTCGTGCCCGGAGTACCAACCGACTGATAGATGTTGTTGAACGAGTTGGCAACGTCAGCGTCGATGCTGGCGGCCAACTGGCTGATACGCGGCTTCAGCACGCGCTCGGCAAAGTCGTCCAACTGCATCGTCATTTCGGCGGTCGTGAAGTTGACGCCGATGTGCTTCTGCGAGGCAACCGTCAAGGTTGTGAACTGTTCGTTGTCGTCCTGAACTTGCAGGGCGGCACCGTCCGTCACAAGGGCGCGGTCCGGCAGACGGATACGCAGCGTGGTGCCGATCTTGGCGCCTTCGACAGCGTACGAGTCGTCGTACTGGCGGTTAACGTTACGGGTGATTACAAGGTTGTTCTCAAGAATTTCGAGAGCCTTTCTCGTAATCATGTCAATAGTAAGAAGTGTATTAGCCACGAAAGTGTCTCCAAAAAGATGTTAGCGGTTACGCGCTTCCCACTGCTTAATCTGTCGCTGACGCTCGCGCTCGATCCACTCTGACGCACTCATGGCCGCAATGGACCGTGGGTCTGTCGTATCGTAGACCGGAGCGCCAGTGCCTTTTGCCGTGACAGGCTTAATAGGCGGGGGCGCACTGGTAGTCTTTTTAACCGGGGCAGGACTGTCGGCCATTTTGGCCTCAATCTTCCCGATTTCCTTAGCCTGAAGGAATTGCGGTAAGCGGGAAATGCGTTCGGCTTCCTTCGGATTAGACCCCAGAAAGTAGGCTATATCTGGCCCCAAATCTGACGCCTGAATCGTCTGTGCCATCACGGTTGTGATCGGCAGTGCGTTGTTGTACGCGACTTGCTCGAAGTCATCGTACTTGTCACGCGCCGCTTCTTCACGCTCGTGATACGCCTCTAAGAGAGCCATCTGCTCCCGCTCTGCTTCGCGTCGGGCGAGGAGTTCCGTTGCTTTGCGTTCGGCCAGAGCCTCGGCATAAGCCTCGGGGTCTTCGTCTCTGCTAGGCAGTGCGGCTGGCTCAACCGGGGTCGATTGCGCCTTTAGCACCTGCTCTCTTTCCCAACTCTTACGCGCTTTCCTTAGTCTTTTATCAATGACTTTATCCAAATCATCTTGTGTAAAGAGTTTTGGCTCAGTCTTCTCCGGCTCCGCTACCTCGGGGGTAGCATCTACGGTTTCCGGGGCTGCCGTAGCCTCGGGTTCCGACACGGCCTCTGCCGCTACAACTTCAGGGACTTGATTTTCGTCCGACATAAACTTCCTTACGGAAACCTGGTGAACCGCACCAGTACGGTCAAACTTTAACTTACAAGTTGCGTCAGCGCAACATTAAGCCGTAGTGCTATCGGTAATTAGACCAGTGCTTGCGAGCGCCGTCAGCAAAGATGCGAGGGCTGCGTTACCGCCACGGGAGCCAGTAATCGTCTGTTTAGTCTGCGGCGAGGTGCCGTAGAAACCAATAGCCGCTGGGCCAAGGCTCAAGTTTTTGACGTTTTGACACCAAAACTGCTGTTGGCCGGTGCCGAACAAGAAGTTTACAAAGTCTTCCGGGCTACCAGCGGTTAGTGCAGCGGCAGAACCTTGAACGAACCGTTCCGTTCCGCAAATCACATCGGCGCGAGCATTGGTCTCGTTAATGTCGTTATACGCGTTACCGACCACGTTCCAGTGGTGGTAATACGTGCTGTTATCAATCAAGTCGTAGAAGATGCAATTCTTGACGATGCTGCGTCCGGCGCCGACCACAATCGTGTCTGTTACAGAACCGGCAAAGCAGTTGGAAATCTCGCTCATAGCGATAGCGCCAACTGTGATCGGGTTGAAGTTGCCCGCAAGCGTGGTGTCCATTATTGACAGGTGCAGGCCGCCGACAGCGCCGGTCTTGATGCCGTTGCCAAAGTTGCCCTCAAACCATGCGTTCTTGATGGACGCGACGGCGTAACCGACTTCATCGTCCATCGTCACGTCGTAGTAGATACCGCCCGTGCCAGTGTCGCCCGAAGTGCCGTTAAAACTAATGTCGGTTCCGACAACATGCACGCCACCGGCTTGTTTGATGTACAAGCCCCACTGGCTGTTACCGCTAAACTGACCGCCGTAGAACGTCACCAAGTTGCTGTAGACGTTATCGGCAGACTTTTCGCAATAATAGCCGAACAGGTTTGCTTGAAACGTGCAGTCGTACACGTCAAACACCAAGCCGCCACGGCAATACAAACCGTAGTTGCAGTTTTCAATAAAGACGTTACGCAACACCCAGCGCCCATAGTTGGTCGCTCGAAGGCCGTTGACGTTGCCGACGCTGTTGCCGTCAATCTCAAGGTCAGAGATTTCGCTGTACGGCTCCAACATGGACGCGATGCCTGAGAAGTCCAGCACAGGCGTGGCGTCAGAGCCAAACTTGCGAAGGACAGTGGATCGCTTGCCGCTGCCCTTAATGTTGACCGTAATCGGGTTTGTCCAGTTGCGGACAATCGAGGTCACGCGGTAAGTGCCAGGCGGAAAGTACACCGTACCGCCACCCGCACCGTACACGTAGTCAATAGCAGCCTGAATAGCCGCCGTGTCGTTGGTCGTACCGTCGCCGGTTGCGCCATACGCCTTAACTGACACCATCTCGCCCAACTGGGCAATGGTTGCCTTCTTGGTTACGCCGCCATCAACGATGGGCACCACAGCGCCATCGGATACCGGGTTAGTTGCAGCGGGTAATTGGGAAATCTTAATGGTGGACATGTTTTACTCCGCCCAAGGCAGTGCAACAGGTACAGATTCGTCTTTTGGCGGCTGAACGGAATTGGCCAATTCAGCCGCTTTTTGTTCCCACGCTTTCTTGTGCGTCAGGTTCCACACCCAGTTCAGCACAATCTCTTCGGTGAGATTAGCCAGCGGGATGAAATCACCGCTCGGTCGAGTCAGGCGGGTGGTTTGGCGCAGCGGGCCAAGGCTCCACTCGACGAAAGCCACGACGTTCTCATGTTCGTCTACTTTGGGCAGAACCCGCAGACCTTCGACCTTCCAGTTAGCCATTATTCTTCCTCAGACTGTTTAGCCTGTGCTTCGGCTTGCTCTTTAACCTTTACCAGCAACGGCCATGCACCGCTGCTCGTTGGGAGTTGCCCCAGCACTTGCAGGATGGCGTTTACTTCCTCAACGGATAGTTCCAACTTAATCATTCTGCGCTCCACGGCAGCGGCTTGGCGACGGTCGGCGGGTTAACGAGCATATCCAACTCACGCGCTACGTTGGCCTCAACCTCGGCCTTGTCCACGCCGTTTGCCCACACCCAGCCCAGCACATCGGCTTCGGTCAGGTCGGGATACGCCACGAAGTCATCGCCCGGTGAGGCAAAGCCCATGCTGCCGTAGTTGCTGGCCGTAAGTTCGCCGCTGCTGTCGCTGCAACGCCATGCCGCAGTTACCACAACGTCGGTGTGTGAGCCGTCTTGCGGCTTGACGATCATGTTTTCAATTTTCCAAGTAGCCATTTATTTAACTCCCCATTCCGATAATCATTACTTCAACGGTATATGTTCCAGACGCCATTGCAAGTTGATATGCGCTGCTTCCTTGAGAGTATGTTCTGGCCGCAGGCGTACCTGATGCAGTTAATGAATTGATGACATTAACCGTTCCAGTACCGACGCTAAACATAACCAAATCAATGAAACGATTACCTGATCCATCATGTCCAAACACAAGT